CAAGCTTTACTCCGACAATGCTGTTGCATTGAAGTCCGTGAGTCCTCCTCGGGTAAGAACGCGTTCTTTCCCACCATGTACCTGCTGCATTTACACCTCGGATTCCGTGTAGCTTCGGGCTTCATCTTGTTTAGCAGACTTACCCATCTTCAAATGCCTTATGCAGTTTCTGTACGTCAGGTCAGTGGTTTGCCTCCAGCTTCCTTCAGATCCCGCCTCGCGGCGGACACCCTTGCTCTTGGCTATGTGCTTGGTGCTACCCCCTGCACTCGGGACTTTCACCCGTTAGAACGCGCTCATGCCGAGCGCACCAAGACGGGACGCGTCGTGGCCGTGCCGGAAAAACAGTTCCGCAGCGACGCTCATCCCTTCATGATCGCCAATGTAGACGGTGTTTGCGAAGACCGTCTGTTGGAAATCAAGACCGCACGATCCGGTGCTGACTGGGGAGAAGAAGGCACGAACGAAATCCCCGACTATTACCTGACTCAGGTCATGCACTACATGATCGTCACCGGCTACAGGCTTTGCGATGTGGCAGTGCTCATCGGCGCTTCCGACTTCCGCATTTACACAGTCGAGTACGACGACGAACTTGCTCAGATGTTGATTGAGGCCGAAGCCAAGTTCTGGAAGATGGTCGAGAACCGGACGCCACCGGCTCCTCGTTCGCTTGCAGAAACGAAGGCCGCTTTCCCCGCCTCCGTTCCTTCGAGCATTGAGGCCGACAACAAGATAGCCGAGACCATGACCGAACTCGCCAAGGTACGAAACGATATCAAACAGCTGAAGGACACGGACGACAAATTGACTGCGGTCGTTCAGGCCTTCATGGGCGAAAGCGAAACGCTGACTTTCGGAGGCTCAACCCTTGCCACCTGGAAGAGCAGCAAACCAGTAGCCCGACTTGATTCGGCTGCACTCAAAAAAGCCATGCCGGACATCTACGACCAATACACGAAACAAAACGTGCCGACCCGCCGCTTCATCGTAAAAATTACCGAGGAGTAAATCATCATGACAACCGCAATCACCGTAAACCCCTTCGCCACCCCCGCCCCTGTCGCCAGCCGCGGAGCCGCCCCGGCTACAGCAGCCGTTGAGAGTTCTCGCGCCGTGGCTGAAGTGCAGGCCGCTTTGGCTATCGCCCGCATGAATCCGCGAGATCAACGCGCCGCGATGGACCGAATCTTGAACGCCTGCACGCGGCAAACACTCGCTCAGGCCGCCGTTTATTCATACTCTCGTGGAGGAAGCGAAGTTACAGGTCCGTCTATTCGCCTCGCCGAAGCCGTCGCTCAGCAGTGGGGCAATATACAGTTCGGCATTCGTGAACTTTCAAATGCCGGGGGAAAGTCTGAAGTTCAGGCGTTCGCCTGGGACGTAGAAACAAACACGCGCCGCGAAGTGACGTTCAATGTTCCTCACATTCGTCACACGAAGAGAGGCTCATACAAGCTCGAAGACCCGCGCGACATCTATGAGCTTATTGCGAACCAGGGTAGCCGCCGCCTTCGCGCCTGCATTTTGGCCGTGATCCCCGGGGACGTGATTGAAGCGGCTGTGTCGCAGTGCCAGATAACGCTTCGCGCCAACGTGGACGTAACGCCGGAAGGAATCAAGAAACTCATTGATACTTTCTCTCAGTTCGGCGTCACCAAAGCACAGATCGAGAAGTTCTGCCAGTGCCACGTAGAAGCCATCCGACCGGCTCAAATCGTACGGCTTCGCACGATCTACACCAGCTTGAAGGACGGTATGGCCGAGCCTGCGGACTTCTTCGAACCGGAGCCCGCCCCCGCGGCCCCTGCCATTGAAAAGCCCGCCGAGAAACAGACGCTGAAAGAAAAACTCAAGGCGCAGAAGGTTGCCGAAACAGCGGAGATTGCCGACGCTGATACACCGGATGCCGGGGCGGGTTCCGCTCCGGAAGCTCCGACGGCCGAGCCCAAAGAAGCGAAAGAGAAATCAAATCGCTGACCGCGCAACCGCTTCACCTTTGTCGGTTTGAACGCGAACCGTGATGATTCTGAGCTCTTTTCTGAGCACGGCCGTCAGCTTCAGTTCGACCGGAGCAGCCTTGATTTCCCGGCGCTTGTAGCCGAGATCAACCACCCGGACAACGGTGCCGACGGCATGCAGAACAATCGGTTTTGTCAGGGCGTCGACAACGCGGCCGTCATCATCAACGAGGCCGCAGTCATCGACGCTCACGGACTCAACCAGAGTTTCCTGTTCCGCAGAAAGAATCAGAGAAAGCTCGACACGATCACCACGGCGACCGACAAAAGAAGCGGAGAGCTGCATAGAAGGTTCCTTTTTTAAACGTTTGACAGACTTAAACACAAGGGAGACGAGAGACGCAGTTGCGCTCAGTTCTTCCAACATGGCTTCCTCCGTGGGATGGTTGACGAATGTTCCGGCAAGAACACCTCAATCATCCCACACCGGGGAAGAGAAGCAAACAAAATGGCCAACAACAAAAGACCGAGGAAGAAATACCGCCCGAAGCCCGTCCGCTTCAACTGCTGGAAGCTCTCTGACATCGAGCATCTGCAGGCCGTCTTTCAGGACTTTGAGCTCATCACCGAGCTGAAATTCCCGACAGGCGAAGCGAACATGGACGACATGTGCTGTGTCCGGGACGTGCTGAATCTCTGCACCCTCGGGATGGTGACACGGGACTGGCTAGATCGGGACGAGGTCAAGGACTGCACACCGATCGTCAACGCGGCCGGAGACGCAATCAAAGCCTGCGCCGACCGCGCCTGCGACATGAACCCTGACAACCCGCGGTTCGTCTTCAAAGGGGATGAACTCAAGGCAGTCAGGGCAGGAGTCGCGATTGCCGGGCCCTACATCCGTGAGAGCCTTGAAACAGTGCCGTCACGAATTGTCATGGAGTTCTATGCGATGCGGCATCTGACAAGGGGGAAGGACGGGCGATACGCCTACACGGACGAACAACTGAAACGAGCTGTCCTAAAACAGAACGACAACATTGACTGGAGCCACAGATATGAGAGAACGTAAGAAGGAAGATGCCGTCATCCCCGCAGGGGTGCTGATGATCGACGTAAAGCAAGTCGCCGCCAAGTGCGGACTCGGTGTTAGCACCGTCTGGAAACTCGCAAAAGACGAATCGTCCGGATTCCCGAAACCGATCAGGCTCAATGCCCGCTGCGCCCGGTGGCGCTACGCCGACATCAAGGCATGGGTGGATCAGCTCACGCCTGAGGCTGCGTAAACCGCACCGACTCAGAATTGACAAGCACCATGACTTTGCCGCATACTTCGCTTGCTTCACATGAAGCGCGGGATTGGAACCCCGTTCACAAGGCGCGTAGCCGCCAAAAGTCTTTTGTAGCGGCTTTTTTATTGGTTACGCATCCCTAAGAAATCCTTAGGGGTTGTCTCCTCCTTACGGGAGAGGCTTGCGGGCACCTTCGGGTGGCCGTCCTTGTGCGGTAGTTCCAACCCGCAACGCCTCGCCCACCCGATTGGAACCGGGAGCGCGGTTTCTTTTCACAAGGAGACAACAATGTCAGCCAATAGCTTCAGCTTCGGCAATCATCCGATCACCGTCATCAACGACGCCGACACCCTTTGGTTTATCGCTGCGGAAATCGTCAAGGCCATCAACCTTTCAAACCCCTCAGTTTCTCTCAAGTCCCTGCGCCCTGCAGAGCGCAAGAAGATTATTCTTCAGGGACGCGAAACAAACATCATCAGCGAAAGCGGTATGTATACGCTCGTTCTCCGCAGCCAAGACGCGCTGAAAGAAGGCACCGCCGCTTTCCGCTTCCGTGTATGGGTTACTGATGAAGTCCTTCCCGCTATTCGCAAAACCGGCCAGTACCGCTGCGCTACTACTCCGCAGATTCCTTCAGAATATCTCACCTTAGAACACCAATACCGAATTCAAAGCGAAGTCGCGAAACGGGTGCATAAAGATGACGTTCGTTATCAGACTGTGTATCAGGCGTTAAAAGCGCATTTTCGTGTTCCGAAGTACACATACATTCTCGACAAGGACTTTGAGGCCGCAGTCGAGTTCATCCGCACGTGCGAACTGAGAGTGCCTGAAAAACCTCAGGAAGAAAAGGCCGAAGCCGCGCCGGAACAGATTGAGCACAAAACCTATGTTGTGCGGGAGGATTTTCTCATCAGGCTGCGGACGTTTGTCTACTGCTGGAGATACCTGTTCAGAGATGATCTGATGCTCGTCTACAACTTCCTGAAGGCTTCGAAATCTCCGCTCGCCCCGCGGTTCGCTGAGGCCGTCGTGGACTTTAACATCGTCGGTGTTGAGGAATCACTGGCTAAACTCGGCTTTGCAGTCAAAGACCTTGACTGCTACAAGCACTGGGAGGCGAAGCGGCTGACGGCGTAAGCGGATACGGAAAGCCCCGCGCGAGGCGGGGCTTTTTCATAGAAATTACGCGAGGAAGCCCGCGTCTTCAACGCGGGAGGAATCGCGGCCCTCCTTTCTCAGTTCAGTTAAAAACATTTTTGACGGATACCTCACGGGCTCCGTCTGCTCGACCTTGCGGTCGGTGGTGATCCTTCGCCAATGTTGGAAGGGGTTTGT